CTCCCTGCCATGATACAGGGTTCAATCAGGTCGGGTGGATACACAGCAAAATGTGCCCCTTTATAGGGTTTCTTTTGAATATTCCATACACTTCTCTTACGTCTTGTTGGTTCCTTGATAGCATTCACATCAAAATAATAGTTTTGACTCTTACTAAACAAGAACATATATTCATGTGCCTTAGTGCATCTATCTCTCACACTCTCAGGCATTGGATTAGGTTTATGCCATATAATGTCCTGTCTCAAATACCATCCATCTGCTCGCATGGCAAATGCGAACATCCATGGGATTCCGATGAGGTCTTTTTCTTTGAGTCCTTCGAGTTTATTTCCTCTGCGAGGACACACATCTGGTAAGTCTTGTTTAGTATTTGAGACTGTTTGTTTTGCCAGTCCTTGTCCTCTACCTGGCCTGTAATTATAGTAACTATCCCCAACATTAACCCAACAAGTTCCATCATCTGTGAGCACATTGCGAACCTCCTTGAATACGTTTACTAATTGCTCTATGTAATCCTCTGGTGTTTGTTCTAATCCTATTTGATATTCCTCGTCACCATAGTTTCTTAAACCGTAGTAAGGTGGGGATGTAACACACATTCTTGCCTTCTCATCAAACTCTTTAAGAGTCTGTCTACAATCTCCAAATAGTATGGTGTCTCTCATCGTTTAACTACACTTATTGCTGGTTCGCCCCTCTCAAACACAGTATCGACTACTGCCTGTACTCTACGGGCTGTACTAATACCGACCTTAGAATACACAGGAACACATACTAATCCATAGGTCTTATCTTTACCACCTTTACGGATCACTCTTCCTATCGTTTGTGATATTCCAATGTAATCCATAGATCTTAGAAATAAGACTGCCTCAAGTCCTTTTACGTTGATGCCTTCTGCTAGGATACTGTGATGTAAGACAACAAACTTCTTGTCCTCATCCTTACCCCATGCACTCAATGTCTCAAAAAACTCATCTCTACTGACTTTCTTACCATTGATGACAGCACCAGTCTTGGATGTGATATACATGCAATCATAACCTCTACCTTCCAATTCGTCAAGGAACTTAGGATATGAGATCAATCCTGTAATCTGTTTGGTAGATTTAGCACATACTAAGATCTTCTTAGTCTTATGGTCATCAATATTATTCATGATCTGATTACATTCTACATCGAATGTTATTTCATCCTTCTTTAATATGTCAGTCTTATATACTTTTACCTTTGGTGGTAGAATGTGACCTTGCTTTACTAATGTAGGTGCTGGTACATTACAAATAACATTACCGAATATGTCACTATCATTCATACCTGCCTTGAAAGGTGTTCTACTGTGCTTTGGTGTTGCAGTAAAGAAGTAGCAACGTAGAGAATTAAATGGTAGTGAGAAGTAATCAACTGACTCTATGAAATTCTTTTGTACTGCGTTGTGTGCTTCATCAAAATATACTGTGTCTACAACAACATCTGCTTCTACTAATCTATGAAGTGAATGATATGTTGTAAAGATTAATTTACTTCCCTGTGTATTTCTTACCCACTTTTGAATCTTATCACTCTTAGTTGTACTATAATGATGTGTTTCACCACTATGTACATGCATCACAGATACATTCTCAATCTCTTCCAAGAACTCAGATGATAATTGCTCTGCTAATAGGATGCGTGGAGCAACTACAACAAGAGTTGGATCAGTAACACCATTAAGTCTTCTTATAGCATCCTTAATAGCAATAAGAGTCTTACCACCGCCTGTAGGTACGATGATCTGCCCCTTAGGATGTCTTGCTAGTGCTTCCAGTGCTTTTTCCTGATGGGGACGTAATTGCATCAATACTCTTTGTCTATATGAGTATATTATAGCATAAAAAAGACCCCGTGCAAGGGTCTTGTGGCAGTTTGCCTATTGGTTCCTTTAAAATATTATAGAGCCTCGCTTACAAACCCTACAGAGTTAGTTATAAAAATTAGGATTTTAAGTCAACTTATTTACCCTTCAAGTGCAGCAATTCTTGCCTCAAGTGCATCATTCTTCGCTGATAGTTCTTGAATTGCTTTTACAAGCATTGGCACTATATATTTTTCATCAACTCTCAATGGATCTGTTATTGTCTGAGTTGGATTTAATGGATCAGTTCCAATTCCAATTGGTGTTGAACTAAAAGAGTGAACCAAATTAGAATCTACAGTCTGAACTTCTTGTGCTACAAAACCATATAGTGTATCTGTTTCTGTATCACAATAACCATCTATCCAATTAAAAGATACTGGTCTCAAAGAATTTATTTCACTTAAACCTTTATCTAAGGTGACTACATTTTTCTTTAATCTAGAATCAGATGCACTGTATATATTTGTTCCACTTGGAGCACCAATACTACCATTCGTATCTATGACCATTCGTTTTGGTCTTGTTCCAGTTCCAGAACCAGAACTTCCAACGAAGAATCCTAAAAATGCGTTAGATTGTATCTCCATCATACCATTACTAACACCAAAACCATATACATTGTCTATTGTCTCAGCATTTGTTCCAGTAGTAAGCTTGTAAAGGTGAAGTTTTACGGCACTATAATGTCCACTACCGTTAGTATGTCCAGTATTTAAATAAGAACTTCCCATATTAATGGTGCCTGTAACCTGAGTGGTTTCAGCAATGCCATTTCCACCATCTACAACTATGTCATCACTACCTGCAAAAGTGGTGTCTGTAGCACCTATGATACGAAGTCTTTCTTTATATGTTCCTCCAGAATCTTTAAGAGAAAATAATGTGTCTCCACTATTTGTAGTATTAAAAATGCCAAATATTCCATCTGATCCACCATTACTGAGGAGATCACCGTCTCCTGCTCCTGAAGTATTGATGTTCAGTGCCTTAACTGTAAGACCACCATTAACATCAAGTTTTGTTTGTGCTATTGTGCTTCCGATACCAACATTACCAGTTGATCCGATGCGAACTTTTTCACTACCATTAGTGGCAAAGCTTAAAAGATCAAATTCATCAGAACCAAATATATAATTATTATTTGTAGCTCCAAAAAATATTCCACCATCGTCAGACGCAGTTCTTCTTAATCTTATATCTCCTCTAACCTCAAGTTCTGCACTTGGAATAGTAGTTCCTATACCAACCGAATATCCTGCCCCTACATTAACATTAGATGTAAAATAACCACCCACAGATATATTTGTGCTTATAGCAACAGTAGTTGCATTGATACTTAAATCACTTGGACTCGTAATAATAGGAGACCCAGAAGCACCAGTTAAATCTAATTGTTTTGTACCAAAGCTCTTATTTGCCATTTTTATTGTTTTTAGATATTTATAATTGAGTTATAGAAACTCCAGATATATTCACACCCTTTATAGAAGCTTGTGAATTATTAGCATAAGGATTGAATAATATTCGAGTATTATTACCCCTTAATGCATAATTATCACTCCAATAAGCAACAGAATTAACACCTACAGCATCTTCAGGTGTATAAGGAAGAGAACTTCCAGATCTACCACCCCAAAATTCTTCATTATCTACCACTACAGACCCTTCACTCATTAACCAATTTCTAACATCAATCCTATTCATTGATGGATCTGCCTGTAATTTTTGTGCAATGACACCTGTTACTTGTGGTGTTGCCATGCTAGTTCCACTTATAGGAACACAAGAGAATTCATTTGCACTTCTTGTAGGATCACTATTAGGTAATGATGTATCGAATATTGGTCTTCTAGGATCTCTGTATATGAAGAGGCTAATGTCATTACTATCAAACGCTCCCCATATATTACTTCCAGCAGCTAGTACATCAACTGCTGGACCTCTGTTACTAAAACTAGAAATTCTTTCCTGTCCAAAAGTACCACTGGTTCCTACTCTACCAACATCAATTCCAACAGTTCCAACACCTATTCGTGTACTATCAATAGAACCTACTTTTATTACAGCATCAGGTTTTCCAATACCAGTAATTGCAGGTGTACCTGGACGATTGTAATGATTGTCAAATCCAGTGCTCTGACCTGGATAAAACGTTGCTGATGTAATTTCATTATTTTCATAATCACCATCACCACCATATTCCAATGGCAAGTCCTGTTTACCATTGTCTAATCCACTATTACCTGCTGAACATACTAGAATAATATCCTTACAATCAGGATCTTCATATAATTCATCGGCAGATGCTTGTCCAGTATCTCTTTTAGTCGTAAATGCCTTAAAGAATTGACTAACACCACTTGATTTATTGATATAATAAATGGCAGGAGCAGCATTATTATCTGCTTCTATTTGTTCTCTAGTATAGGAAGTTCCTCTAAAAGTTGCAGTATAAGGAAGACTAGCCAAACTATACACAAAGAACTGTCTCTCACCCCAACTACAATTAACAATAGTAGGATTTTTTCTACCTGTTACAGGATTTATTGGTTTTTTCTTATGCCATACTTTAATATAATCAAAACCATCAGAAGCTTCTGCCCATCCAACATCTGATCTATCAACACAAGCAATAGACCATATGTTTGCCTCAGGTGCGTGTCCAAATACATTACCAGCCACAGTTGAAGCAACATGAGTACCATGTCCATTATTAGTTCCGATACCAGAATTTGAAAGCACATTTTGTCTATTATAAGCGGATAATACACCATTACCTGCAGAAACTAATCCTTCTGCTTCCCAATCAATACCATAATCAGATTTACCATCAAGTAATATATCTCGTACTCTTGTATATGGTTTTACCCATTCTGTACTTGCATCATATGAATTTCCTTCAGAATCTGTTGTTGATTTATATGTAGAAATAGTAGTTATACCAGGAAGTAAAAATTCTGGATGATTCCATATAACTCCAGTATCCATAATAACAACATCAACATGTTTTCCTGTTAATGAAAATGCAACATCTTTGTCAGATATTATTTCATTTGCAACAGATCCATTAACACTATCAGGATAACCTGCTTTAAAAGGATTTTCTTTATATTCATGTCTATGTAATCCCCACTGTGTGAATGTTAGACCTACACCTGGATTTGTTGATCCTAAACCAACAGATTCATAACTTGAATCTGATTCATTCAAAGTTCCTTGTGGTAAAGAATTAAGCAAGAATTTGGAAGTACTATCCCTTCTCCAAAATGATATATGTTTTGTTTTAGAATCAGTTGGAATTTTAGAAGGACTGTTTGGTTCACCAAAAGCATTATAAAATTTAGTACTATTAAAAGTATCTTGAAATCTAAATGCATCTGTAAGTCTAATATGCTCTTGATCATATTTTCTTTGTTCTAATACAACCTCGTTGTGCATAGAAGAATATGTCACTAATCCAACTTTTGGATGATTTCTTAAAACATCTGCCTCATCTTCTGACATAGAGTAAACAGATCTTTTTGGAGAAAATGCTAGTTCCGATACGACACTTATTTGACGATTGGGAATATCATCAAGATTATTTTCATAGATGATATAATCATGAATTTCTTTCCAATCCTTTGTATCTTTTACATAAACTGTAAACGCCTGTGGATCGGTTCTTGGTGTATCATTTATGACACGTACTATATCTGCAGTTGAGGCAAATGATACTGTAGAATCAGTTATAGTATGCATTAAAGAAGAGCTCCTCTTACGAATCTATATGTGGTTAGTCCACTAATACCTATTTCTGGAGTTATTAAAATCTCACAGGTAGTTCCACCTGTAATTGTTGCTGCTACAGAAACAATAGTATTAGATTCAGCCATTGTTGCATATTCTTGAGAGTATGCAGTAGTTCCATTTTGCATCACAAGAAGTTTTTGTGCCTGAATATCAATTCCTCTTTCGAAGTGGAGAGTATATTCTGCAGTTCTGTAATCTGTTGCAGAAATTGCGAATGTATCAACTGTTTGTGCTACTCCAGCAATTGCATCAAATGTTCCTAATCCAGTCTGAATACCATATCTTTCTACTTGGAAAGTTGATTGTGGATTTGTTGTTCCTACACCAACACTTGAAGTTGTATTAATTCCAGCATCAGTGGTTGCCCATACTCCAGAAGCACCACCACCACCAGACGCAGTTACAGTTACGACACCAGCAGAAATATCAGATACATCTAAGTTTGATGAGAAATTAATCGTACCAGCAGTACCAACTGTGGCATCATCATGTTTTATAACAACACCTGAACCAGAACCGATTACACTGGTCAATCCAGAACCATCACCAACAAATGCAGAAGCAGTTACGACTCCACTGGTATTGACTGATGCATCATTCGTTAATGCTGAAGCAGGACCAGAAAATTTAGCAGCACTTAAAGTTCCATTCGAAGAATCAAAACTTAAATTTGTATTTGTCTTAGGTGCTAAATCACCTGTCGTTGCTGTAACAAATATTGGGAAACAAGTAGTATCAGTAGATTCATTTCCTAATGTTATTTCTGAGGAAGCACCTGTCACATCTCCTGTTATATCACCAACAAAAGAAGATGCTGTTACAATACCAGTATAATTAGCAGCAGTTGCAGATATGTTTGTTGTGTTTAATGTATTTGTAGCAACAGTAAATGATAAATCTCCGTCAGTAGCAGCACTAACCATATCACCTGAAGTTAAGCTGGTTAGAACAACTCTTTGAGTTCCTGATGCTGCAGCAAGAGCAGCACTAGAATTTGTTAATCCACTACCATCACCATAGAAATATGCAGCAGTAACAATACCAGCATTTAACACTGAGGTATTAAGAGTTTTTGCTGCACCAACAATGTCTGTTGTTCCAATTCCAACACTTCCCATAAATGTTGAAATACCTGATGCTGAATAAACATTACCTGTTAAATTTCCAGTTGCATTTCCAGTTATATTACCAGTTACATCCCCAACCAAATTACCATAGAAGTTAGTAGCACCTACCGAAATACCTCCAGTAATAACACCAACAGTCGAAACACCTGTTACATAAAGATTTGTAGAGGTGACAATACCTGCATCTACAGTCGTTGCAGTAACAACACCAGATGCAACAAGACCTGATCCAGTAATATCTACAACAGATAATCCTTTTAAAAGACTAACTGTAGTAAATGTACTAATACCAGTTGCATTTAATTCTTGTACTTCTAAATCACTTATTGTAGTAACACCTAAGGTAGAAACACCAGCAACAACTAATCCACGGAATTGTCCATTTATTCCTTGTGTACCAATACCAGTAAGTCCAGAACCATCACCTACAAATGAACCAGCAGTTACAATACCCGTATAAGTTGCATCTCCATTTGACTCTATCGTAACACCTGTACCAATCTTTATATCATTATGGAATGTTGATATACCAGCAATAGTTAATGATTGTGCCTGTACATTAAGACCTTGAGTGCCAATACCAGTTAAGTTTACACCAGAACCAGAGAATGAAGTAGCAGTTACGACACCAGTAAATATACCATCACCACTAACAGTTAAGGCTGATGAGACAGTTGTAGTTCCAATACCTAAATTAGTACTCGTACTAATTCCTGTATCATTAGATATAAACAATCCTGTTCCAACATTATATGCTATCCATTTAGATGCACCTGCGTTCCATACTAATGAATCTTTATCACTAGGAGAAGGAACTTCAACATCAATTAGGTCGTCAAGTGATACTGCACCAGTAGTAGAACCAGTTGCAATTCCAACCCATCCTGATACAGAATTTTTATACATTTCCAACCTTTTATTAATAGGGTTGAATATAATTGCACCACTAGCAATTCCAGCATTTGTTAATGCTTCTCTTTGTGCTGTATTAACATATGGTGGAACATAAGCACTATATCCAGTATGATTATTTGTTAATGTAGCAATTCCACAGAAGGTTGTTGTACCAATACCGACTTCTAATCTTGAATTAGTCCTATTATAAACTAATGAACCACCAGGAACTCCATCTGGAGTAACTTGTTTAGCTCGAACTGTACCATATCCAACTATCTTTCCAGTCCATAGATTAGCAATTATTTCAAGTTCACCACTTGTTACTGAAGGTGGAATGAAATAACTATTATTTGTAGTAGTTGCAGCACCAACATCAAGAACAGATCTAGCAAAATAAGTATTAATTCCAACCTTTACTAAAGTCTTTTGTGTATCAAAATCCTTAGGAAGAACTCCTAAGTTAGTCGCTCCAAATCCTGCTACTGGAACACCCTCACTAGGAACAAATAATGCTTCGTCAGAAATTACACTAAATCCTTGATCTCCTGAATCTATTTGGAAATTACCATATTTAAGTGGGGCAACTAAATTTTCATCTGGAAGAAGAGAAATAGCGACAGTTCTTGGATCACCTAATAAACTTCCATCAGTTGATGTTGATAAACCACCTTTACTTTGTGCGATAAGTCCTTCATGTGCCAATAAATCACCAAATATTTCAACACTAAACTCACCACCACCAAGAAATCCAGCACTACCATCAGTTCCAAATCCTACGCTTCCAGTAGCAAATAAATTTTCTGATATTGTTAAAGCACCACCTACTCTTGCATCTCGTCCAACATTTAAATTATTAAATGTTGAAATACCACTACTAATATTAAATTGTTGAGATTCTGGGAATGGTATAGAACTACCATCACCAAAAGTAATTTGATTAGCACCGACTCCTGCAGTGATGACACCCACAACTTCTAAATCTTCAGTTATGTAAGCATTCCCACCAACTTCTAAATTACGTGATAAAGTTGCTCCAGGACGATTAACACCTATCTTACCATCATAAGTTGTCTCAAATCTCGTATTATCATCATGTACAACTTTAAATGATTCTGTTGTTCCACTTCCAGTACCAGCATGTAACTCAACTTCTACTCCACCTAAATCAAAGTTTTTAAGTTTTAGAGTACCAGAATTAAATTGTAAAGCACCACTACTATTACCTAATCCAACAGATTGACCAACACTCACACTTGAAGTATTACTAGATGTTATTACTTCTAGTAATGTATCAGTAGATTTATTAATTTGTAAATCTGCTGTTGAAATGCTTGTTCCTATACCAACTTTTCCTGTGCTCAATACACTAAATGCATAATTATCAACTTCAAGATTTGTAAATGTAGCTGCAGCACCAACTATGTGCCCTACAGTAATATGAGGTGTTCCTGATAATCCAAAAGCAGTCGCTGATGCTGTGGCAGTTGATGCTGTTCCTGTTAATGCACCAAAAAATGTTGTTGCAGTAGCAACTCCTGTAATATATACATCTTCATCTACCCATAAATCTGTTGTGCTTGTAAGACCTGTTACAGTTACACCCGTGCCTGTGGTTTCAATTTTTGTGGATCCATTGAAGTTTAATTTTACTGCATCATCAGTATCAAATACTGCACTAAAAGCACTTCCGTCTGTGTTTGTAATTAAGACATTATTATCACTTTGCAAATAAAGATGTTTGTCTGTCTGTCCTACCCCTGAATATGATCTAACAACGTTGTTGTTTGGTTCATGTGCAATTACCAAGAAATCATCACCATCAGTACCAAATTTCAACAGTACATCATCTGAAAACCTTAATTGCCCTTTACCTTCTCCACCATCTCTATCCCATTGAACATTACCACCTGCACCAAAAAGTGTTAGATCATCAAAATGTGAAGTAACTCCAGAGACATATAGATTTCCTGTTGTTACAAATCCAGTTGTTTCAAACCCTCCAGTTGTGACAATTCCACTAAAAAATCCATTTCCTGTCGAATCTATACCAGCTCCACTACCAGTTGATGGATTAAATCCTATTTGTAACTTATATTCTGGGTTTGTAGTTCCTATACCAACATCAGTTAATGTTGATAATCCTGCCGATGTTATATTCCATGCTGCCTGTGCTAATCCTGATAATTCACTACCATCACCTTTAAATTTAGTGGCAGTTACAACTCCAGAAACCGATATGTCTGATGCGGTTATAAATCCAACAGTCGAAATACCACCAACATATAAATTTTCACTCACCCACAAATCAGTAGTAGTTACTATCCCAGTAACTTTAACAGTTCCTCTAACATCTAATAGTTCAGTCGGAACGGAAGTTCCTATACCGACTAAACCATTTGGATTTACTATAAAGTTATCATTATCAACTTGTACACCATTACGAAAATTGAACGACTTTCTATAATTTGCCATCTTATGACTTTTTAGTTATTTATCTTGGAGTTTTTGTTCCAAATTTTCGACCTTGGTTGAAAGCTCTTTAATAGCCTCAATAAGAAGAGGAACGAGTTTATGATATTGTACTGATTTATGTCCAGAATCTTGATCTTTGACTATTCCAGGTAATCCGAGTGCTTCAATTTCTTGTGCAACTACACCAGTATCTTCACCTTGATGAGAATTTCCTTCCTTCCAAGTAAATGTATTACCACTAATTGAAAGCACCTTAGCAAGAGGATCTTCAATAGGTGTGATGTTATCCTTTAAGTTTTCATCTGATGCAGAATAAAAAGCAGTAATATCACCACTAACCTGCAGTTCACCAGTGACTGCAGCACCACCTCTTTGAACTCTAAACGCCTCAGTAACAGCACCATTTGATTGACCACCATTTCTAGGTAAGGGTCCAGTCCCATCAGGTGTAAAGAATACTATTTCACCATCTTGAGTGCCAGATCCACCACCCGTAGCATCCATCTGGATTCGAGCATCATGGAGAGCTCCGTCTGTAGTTCTTCTAAAATCAATAAAAGGTCCTGTGTTAGTATTCATTCCAGGAACGTAATCAGGTTCGCTTGGATATGTTGTCTGTTTTACAAGTTCAATATAACCAGGAACAACATCAGCCTGTTGATTTGGAAAGTCAGTATTTAGTGCACGAAAATGTGGAGCAGTTGCAAGACCAAGATTTCCAGCACGTGGTGGTATATTTAAACTATGAAGAGTTAATTCTCCTGTTAAGTCTGCACCAACACTACTGGTTTCAAATCTTTCATTTCCACCATGAAATAATCTTGCTCTACCACTAGTAGCACCACTATGCAATTTTAATATTGGTCGCCAATCTGCATCAAAGAATGAAAAATTACCTCCACCACCTCCACTATTTCCTTTAAAAATTAGTGGACCTGTTCCTGCATCTTGAATTAATGAAGCCCAGTTAGTTGGAGCGACTCGATCTCCATTACTATCGACTTGACTTGCAAGACTTCTAGTATGAGATATTTGCAAGTCATTACTATCACCAAAATTAAGTATTGCTTCATCTGGAAAATTAATTGATGATCCCTCACCAACTGTTAAATCTCCTCCAATACCCACTCCACCAGCAACCACAAGAGCACCAGTAGTTGTAGTTGTTGAATTTGTTTCATCAGTAATTTTAACTAGTTTACTAAAAGTAGCATTATCTTTAGCAAAAATTTGATTGTTAAATGTAACTGGACCATCAAATTGAGAAAGAAGTTGTTGTGAATCCCCACCTTCTACTGTCAGACGTTCTTTAATAATGACTTCATCAAACACTACACTTAATCTGGAAGGATCTTCGCCAGTAACTGTTGGGATAGGTGTATCAAAAGTAGTTTCTTCTCCAGTTAAAGCAGATTTCTTTTGATTACCAATATAGAAATCACCCTTACTATTCATACCAGTATAGACTACTGCACCAGCATCTTTTTCCTGTGATTGTGATAGATATTCTTCATTTTCAGTTAAAGTTCTGTCTTGAACTTGTGGTAGACCTGTTGAATAGTTTCCTGGACCATATCCAAGATATTCAAATGTATGTCCAGAAGCACGTAGAATCGAAGGTCTACGGAACTCAATAGATAATGGATTTACTTTATAAGCAAAAGATCCAGCATCATGAGATTGTATTCCAGTACCCAATGCACCACGTAATACTGTCAATCTATTATTTCCAGCACCACTTAATGTATTAGTGGAAATTCTCATTATTTCTTTATCAACCTGAATATAAGAACCTAAAGGTAATCTCTTTTCAGTTCCAATACCCAAAGTAGGAGAACTTATCTGAATCGTAGTATTATCTGTTGGACTAGGGAATCCTTCAAAAGTGAATACCTCATTATCATATAACTTGATTCCTCTTACAGCAGCATCTACCTCAGATTTATCAGAAGAATTATTATTAGCAGATAAACCATGCGGAATAATATGTTTTGGATAGTTTGATTTAGTTGTAGCATCAGTAACAACAGTAAATGTATTAACACCTACTCTTGATTGAACTGCAAATTCTCCTATTTTAACACCTACAATATCTAATAAAGTAAATTTATCTCCAGCCGATAATCCATGAGCATATGAACATACAAAATTAGTAATACCAGTTGTTGCATCATAACTGTTAGTTGTAACAATACCAACAGCACCAGTAGGAAGAACATATTGTCCAGATATACTGAATGGATCTCCTACTGTTTTTGCTATGGCAATTTGAGTTTTAGATGGAACAGAAATTACTCTATAATAACCACCAGTCGTAGTTCCGATGCCAGTAACCTGAATTGCAGCACCATTATCTAAAACTCCAGCACCCGTAGATATAATAGATCCAGTTAATCCATCACCTCTAAGTGTTACTGTAGCATTGGCACTTCCACCAATAACAGCAGTATCAGCATATAATACATCACCATCACTATATCCAGAGCCAGGAGATTCAATATCTACACTCACAACTGCTCCACCAGATATACCAACAGTAGCAGTGGCACCATTCCAACTTGATAATCCAACTTCATTAAAGAGTTTTACATTATAGAAAGTTCCATTTGTATGTCCTGAGCCACCTGCAATAGCAGCAAAAGTTGCAATACCAGATAATCCGTGCTCTCTTGTGAATGTAATAGTTGCTATACCTGCGACTACACTTAAATCACTCTCATTTGCTATAATAAACTTATTATTAAACTTTGTAATTAGATTATCAACAGATTTTTTTGTAATACTCTTTTTAAGATCACTAGTAGCAACTTCTCCAAGAGGAGATCTTAGTGCATAAGATTCTGCTGACTCTGGGTTTTCGTTAATATTATCTCTATCTAATTGAGGATATAAATTAACAACATCCTGACTATACCTATAATCTGTAAATTCTGTTGTAATACCTATATCAGCACCTAAAACATAAAGATGATAAATTCCACTTTGTTGTCCCTCAATATATCTCTGTACTGTTTCATTTCTGTAAATAAAGAGGTTTGATTGTAAATCATTTCTTTCAAATCTTGGTAAATCAACAGTTCTTGTATCAAGATCATTAGTTAATGAGGATCCAAGTGTTTTACTAGTTTCATATGTGAACTGCATATCATTAGTAACTGCTTTAACAGTATGAGTTCCATTATAACCACTAGTAGCAGATCCAACTGGATTGGTTGAGTCAGTTACATTTTTAACGATAATTTGATCTCCAATATTCAAATTATGTGGTAAATCTGAAGTAACACTTACTGTAGAGTTAGGAGATCCAGCTGTGAATGAACAAGTACTAATGAATCTTGTATTTCTATCATACAAATAATCGGTATCTGTTATAGAGGCAAGATTAAAATCACTATCAGTTCTGACACCAGTAGTACTAGATTCTTGAAGAACAAATCCATTTTCTGGATCTTTAGAACCAGATAATTCTTTAGGAATTACAACTCTAACTTTATAAATTTTATCATCTAAACTTCTAGAGTCTG